GGAATGAAAGACAAAGAGAAGTTCACACCTGGTCGTAGCGGTGAGAAAGTGCCTATGGGCGCGTTGTCATCTGATACTACTGGCGAACGCAAAGGCAAAATCGTTGGTGGTGTTGCCATGGGTAAAGAAGATAAAACTGCTGGCATGGAAGGCGAGTTCAATACTGGTCGTACTGCTGGCGTTTGTTATACCCACGACCGCTCGCACTATCGTTAAAAGCGAAACCCCAATAGTCAGTCGGGACTAATGGGGCTTCTAACCAAATCAAAAGGAGTTGATGTGGCTACTGAGCATTGTAAGGACTGTCGGCACTATCACGACAACGGCTCAATATTAGGGCTTTGTCGTAGGTATCCTACATTTCAAAATCGCAGTCCAAACGAGACTTGCGGAGAATTTAAGGCAAAAGCAGTTGCCAAACTTACCCCAGAACCCTCTGGGGACTTTTTGCCAAAAGAAAAAAAACGCATGGGCAGACCGCCTAAAGTCAAAACGGAGGTCGCAGAATGAATGTCAAGCCGTTGCGCGACAAAATCATTGTCAAGCCCGAACCTCGCGTTAAATCCCTAATCCTAGACACAAGCACAATCGCAGAAGCCGATTCAATCGGTACTGTCGTGGCGGCTGGTGACGATGCGCTATTGCAGGGCGTAAATGTTGGCGATAAAGTGGTTTTTGGCACATTAGCCAAGGATTACAGCGCAGAATACTTGAAGTTTGAAGAATTAAACTTAGATGGTAAGCGTCATTTAAAAATGAGTTGGCAAGACATTTGTGCAGTAATGGAGGAATCATGAAACCTGGACTATATGCAAACATTCACGCTAAACAAGAACGCATTAAACGCGAAAAAGCAGAAGGTAAACCCGTAGAAAAGATGCGTAAAGTTGGTAGCAAAGGTGCGCCAACTGCACAAGCGTTTAAAGACTCTGCAAAAACGGCTAAAAAATGAAAAAGCACGACAAATCCATTGAACACAAGACCACGGGCAAAGGCAAAACCTACAACCCTACGGACAAAGGTGCTGGCATGACGGCAAAAGGTCGCGCTGAGTACAACGCGAAGAACGGCAGTCACTTAAAGCCGCCAGCCCCAAATCCTAAGACAAAGAAAGATGAAGGCAGAAAAGCGTCTTTCTGTGCGCGTATGGAAGGCGTTGTTAAGAACGCAAAAGGGCCTGCTGAACGAGCAAAAGCATCACTAAAGAACTGGAACTGCTAATGACTAAAGAACTAATCAATCTACGAATTCAAGACTTAATTTCTAAGGGTAAAGAATTGGAAATGCAATTACATCAAATCAATGGTGCGATTCAGCAATGCCAATGGACATTAACCGAACTGGAGAAAAACGATGCTGAAGAAATCGACAAGCCCGAAAGCGTTTAAAGAAAACATCAAAACTGAGATTAAGGCAGGCAAGCCCGTAAAACAAGCAGTTGCCATTGCTTACTCAGAAAAACGCGAGGCTGAAAAGTCTAAAAAGTCTAAAAAGTGAAAATAACTCAGAAGAAAGTCACAGAACTAATCCCTTATGTAAACAACAGCCGTACACATTCTGACGAACAAGTAGCGCAGATAGCGGCAAGCATTAAGGAATTTGGCTGGACTAACCCAATACTGATAGACGGGGATAACGGCATCATTGCAGGGCATGGCAGGCTATTAGCCGCCCGTAAACTGCAAATGACCGATGTACCTACGATAGAGTTAAAAGACCTCACAGAAAGCCAAAAAAAGGCTTACATCATTGCTGACAACAAACTGGCATTAAACGCGGATTGGGACAAAGACTTACTCAGAATCGAAATTGAAGAATTAGTCGCTGACGATTACGAGTTATCGAAACTAGGATTCAATCAAGAGGAATTAGACGCTTTGCTAGGCGAATTTGCGGCAGACGCTATTGAAGAAATAGACGAAGTAAACGAAGCGGTAAATTTCATCATTAAGTGTGAAAACATCGCACAAAAAGAAATAATTAAGGCTAAATTAGGCATTTCTAGCGAAAAAATCACATTCGATACATTTATGGCATTTATTGATGGCTAGTCTTTTAATTATTGAGACTGTGCCACGGGCAGAAAACCCGATAGATGCTCATGTGCGTAATGTCATAGCGATACAAAAAGAACTTAAAAAGTTAGAACACACAGTCGATGTGCTGTTCATTAACGAGAATTCGCGCAGATTTCAAAAGAAATACGATGTTGTCATGGTGTCGTATGGCACACAGTTTCCGTTTATTCATGAACTCGACAAGATTGAAGAAATAAACAAAGACTCTGCATGGGGCTGGCTTACAAACGAATACAACTTAGCCCCCAACGGGATGTTTTACAAAATTTTTAAGAAAACAAGCGCGTTCTTGCTGTGCAACTACGAGATAGGCGCAGTTAAGTTTAATTGCTTTAAACGAAGTTATAGCGTCAATTTGAATACTTTGTTATTCAATGAAATGCCCAAAACAAAAAAGACAAAAGACTTTATTTATTACGGCACTTACAGAGTAGACAGAGAAAAGTATTTTAAAAAGTATTTGCAAGGCGATGTGTATTTATCGACAAGCACAAAAAATCATAAGAAGTTCTTGCATATCGGCTGTACTGCAAAACCAATCATGAAATTTAGTTGGAATAAGCCCGCCCTGCTCAATTTCCGCTATTCCTTATATATAGAAGATAGTTTTACTCACAACAACTTTAACAATCTAGCCAATCGCTTCTATGAGAGCCTAGCGTGTAGTTGCGTCATACTGTTTGACAGGTCATGCGTAGCGACTTTGAGACAAGCGGGATTGACTGATTACGAGCAGTTCTTAATAGATAGTACGGAAGATTTAAAAAAGTTTAACGAAAATAATTACGAAAATTTGCTTGGAATACAACAAAAGTGGAAGGACATCGTTATACTAGACAAAGTTAAGACAACTTATAGTATTTCAGAAATCATCACAGGAGAAGCAAATGCAAGCAAAGCGCGACTTAATCAAACAAGCACTAATGAACAACGACTACAAGAAAGCAATTAGCATTGCGTCAAAGTTTCAAGGCAAAGACATGAATGAAATCAAAGACGCACAGTTAGCGTTCAGCAACCCATCTTTTTATCGTCAGATAGGTAAAAACCCTGACGCTGTGATTGAAAACGCAATCAAAGTTATGCAAGTTAAGTTTGCTTGAGTTAAGATAAGCGTAAATTCCCCTTTATAAAATGAATCACACACATGAGCCAACCGAAGAAAAGCGCAAACTGGTGGAAACCAGTAGTGGCTTTGGCTTGCCTCATGAGCAAATAGCGACATTGGTCGGCATAGACGATAAGACGCTACGCAAGCATTACAGAGCAGAACTAGACTTAGGCAAGGCTAGGGCTAACAGACAGATAGCGGGCAAACTATTTCAAAAGGCTACATCTGGCGATACAACAAGTCTCATTTGGTGGACTAAAACGCAGATGAAGTGGTCAGAAACACAAAAACACGAACTAACTGGTGCTGACGGAGAGCCGTTAACAGGCATCAATGTGACCTTTCACGCGCCACAATGAGCGAGGCAAACGCACAGTTTCCTGTGAAGATGGCTGGCCTGTTTGATAAGGCTAGATACAAAATTTACTATGGCGGCAGGGGTGCAGGCAAGTCGCACAGCGTAGCAAAGGCTCTGCTGATACTGGCGGCAAGAAACCCTATTCGCGTCTTATGCGCTAGGGAATATCAGACTTCTATTCGTGATTCTGTACACAAGTTGCTGTGCGACCAAATAGAACTCATGAATATGCACAGCATATTTGAGATAACGCAAAACAGCATTAGAGGGCGAAACGGCTCAGAATTCGCTTTTATCGGTCTAAAGAACAATGTCGCTAATGTAAAAAGTTACGAAGGAATAGATATTGCGTGGGTTGAAGAAGCGCAGACAGTCAGTCGAATGTCATGGAATACCCTAATCCCTACCATTCGTAAAGAAGAATCTGAAATTTGGGTCACATTTAACCCAGAACTAGAAACAGACGAAACATATCAACGCTTTGTTGTAAAGCCACCCGAAAACGCAGTTGTACAAAAGATTAACTGGTCGGATAACCCTTGGTTTCCCGAAACGCTTGCATTTGAGAAAGACGCGCTAAAAAGTCGTGACCCGTCAGCGTATCAAACAGTCTGGGAAGGGCTATGCAGGCTCACAGTAGACGGGGCAATCTTTGCTAACGAAATGCAGTTAGCAGAATTAGACGGGCGCATAACAAAGGTCAACTACGACCCTACAAAGCCAGTACACGCGATATTTGACTTGGGTTGGGCAGATAGCACAGCGATATGGTTCTTGCAGTTTGTAGGCATGGAAACACGGCTGATACGCTATGTTGAGGACAATCAAAAGACAATCAGTCACTATTTAGCCTTAATGCAGACATACGGCTATATGTATGACACGCTGTGGCTACCGCACGATGCACAGAACAAAACATTGGCTAGCAACGGCAAATCTATTGAAGAAATCGTCAGGGCATCGGGCCATAAAACACGGATAATTGAACGGACACCTATTGCGGACTCTATAAATGCGGCACGAACTATATTTAGAAATTGTTGGTTTGATAGAGAAAATTGTCACGATGGTCTACAATGTTTGCGTCACTATCGTTATGAGGTAGACCCTGAGACGGGTCAATTTAGCCGAAATCCTTTGCACGACCAGTACAGTCATGGCGCAGATGCCTTTCGGTACATCGGGCTAATGATTAACGAGCCAAAGCCTAGACGCAGAGTGCAGAATCAACATTACGGGCAACCTTTAGGTTGGATGGGATAAATATGGATGACTTTGACCCAGTTATTACCGAAGCGATAGAGTTCCTCAAATTCTGCAATGACGCAGACACGATGAATCGCCAAGAAGCGTTAGAGGACTTAAAGTTTGTTTCTGGTGACCAATGGCCTGTCGAATTGCAAAACAGTCGTAATCTAGAGTCACGCCCAGTTTTAACAATTAACAAACTAGACGGCTATTGCAGACAAGTAGCCAATCAGCAACGCCAACAACGCCCACGCATCAAAGTTCACGCGACTAATACGCATGAGCAAATGGTAGAAGCGCAGGATATACAGGGCATTATTCGACACATTGAAGTCAACAGTAACGCAGACCACGCTTACGACAACGCTTTTGACTATGCGGTGCGTATGGGTTGGGGTTTCATGCGTGTGCGTACAGATTACATAAACGAGGATTCATTTGACCAAGAAATCTATATTGACCCAGTAGACAACCCTTTTACAGTCTATTTTGACCCTAACAGCATCTTGCCAGACGGCTCAGACGCTGAAAAATGCTTAATCACCACGATGATGAGCAAAGAAGTGTTTAGGTCAATGTACCCAGACAATGACGATGGCACTTCGTTTACACAGCGTGGTACGGGTGACAGTCAGTCAGAATGGATTACCAAAGAAGATATAAGACTTGCTGAGTATTACTACACAGTCAGAGAAAAGGCAAAACTTTATCTGTTAAGCGATGGTTCTTCTACTTTTGCGGATGACAAAGACTTTTTCAATCGCTTAGATATGGCTGGCATTACAGTCATTGATACACGCGAATCGTTCAAAAAAACAATTAAATACAAAAAACTGACCGCGATTGAAGTAATTGAAGAACGCGACTGGCCTAGCCGTTACATCCCAATTATTCCTGTGTACGGACGCCATGTTGTCATTGGTGACAAGCGTAAGAAGTTCGGCATGGTGCGCTACGCCAAAGACAGCCAGCGTATGTACAACTTCTGGCAAACCTCGATTACAGAGTCAATCGCTCTTGCACCCAAAGCCAAATGGGTTATGGCTGAAGGACAAGACGAGGGACACGAACAAGATTGGGCGCAAGCAAACATTAAGTCATTTCCTTTGTTGCGCTACAAACAAACGGATATTGAAGGCAGAACAGCACCTCCACCTCAGAGACTGCAACCAGAACCACCGCCTGCTGGCACTATGGCGGCGGCGGCTATCGTTTCAGACGATATAAAAGCCATTATGGGCATCTTTGACCCTGCACAACTAGGTCAAGGCAACATATCTGGCAAGGCTCTGAACGGACAGCAACAGCAAGTTGACCTCACAAACTACGATTATTACGACAATTTGACCCGTTCAATCGCCCATGTCGGCAAAGTTATTCTTGATTTAATACCCAAAATCTACGACACACAGCGCATTTTGCGAATCATTGGCGAAGATGGCAAACCAGATATGTTGCCGCTAAACCAACGCGATGCAGTCGGTAACATCTTGAACGACACTTCTATCGGTCAATACGATGTGGTGATGGAAACAGGACCAGGCTACAACAGCAAGCGTCAAGAAGCAGTAGATGCGATGATGCCTTTGCTGTCT